GGAGTGTTTCGTTTTTTGTCCTATCCAGAGAACTATATCACTTTTCGTCCGTTTTCCTATCAAAAACCGTCAAGTATGTCTTCTACCTGCCTAGCTATTGGCTAGGACATTATTATACTAGGAATGTTGGATGTGATGTAATAACCACGCTTACTGTACTTATCCATATTATTCATGAAAGCAATCCTTCTTTCTTCAAATATTTCTTTGAAATTGAGTTTTGGATATAGCTCAAGGGACACTCTTTCATCGCGCGCAAATGAAGGAGAAACGCCAAATAGTTGATTAAACGCTCGCGAAAACGCCGTTGGTGATTCATAGCCATATTTGAGAGCAATATCTATGTTCTCACCGTCTTTGATACAATATAACCTTTACCTAAAAATCACATGAAGGTGTGCATTTTTTGTTAGGGGGGTGCATTTTTCCCTTGGGGGTGTGCATTTTTTCCATACGGGGTGTGCAAATCCCAAAAAGGTATGCAACCATCTTACCATGCGTCGAACAAACCCGCCACAATTATTTGCATCGCGGCGGGTTTTTACTGTAAAATCACGCTTTTATTATTGTTCCGTTTCGGAAAGTGAATCGACCACCGTCATCCTTGTAAACCGTTAGGTAATCCAAAAGGCTGTGCCAAAGTCGTTCATCGAATTCGGTTATTATTCCATCCTGTTTACCTAACTCGGCAATGAACACTTCAACCGCCTCGCACCGTGCCTTTTTATCGGAAATTTCGCCAACCACCTCGTCAAGTCGTGTTTTCGCTTTATCGTATCGTTCTGTCAACCCGGCGTACCGTTGTTGGTAATCGGTCTGGTCGATGGCGACACGAGCATTTTCTTCCACGCCTTTTTGTGTTAATTCGACCACCACTGTTATTTCGTTTTGCAATTCAACCCGCTCGGCTTCGAGCGAAGCGGTGTCAAAGAGGGCTTGTTTTATCAATTCAAAATCGTTGATAATCACGGCTTTTTTTGTGAGCAGTTTATTGACCGCCGAAATGAAAAGGCGTTTTATGGTTTCTTCATCAAGGTGAGGAGTGCTGCACTTCATAGCGTTTTTGAATTTTCCGTTGCATTGGTAAATGGTGCGGCGGTATTTGCTGTTGGAATGCCACACCTTCGAACCGTACCAAAGGCCGCACTCTCCGCATTTTATGTGGCTTGCGTACATCCCTTTTCCGCTGTGGCGGTTTGCACCTTTTTTTCGTTTTTGAATTTCCTGTTGTACCATTTCAAAAACCGCAGGCTCAATAATCGCTTGATGTGCGTTTTCAACGTAATATTGCGGAATTTCGCCTTCGTTAATTTTTTTCTTTTTTGAAAGGAAGTCTATGGTATAACTCTTCTGTAGCAGGGCATCGCCTTTATATTTTTCGTTGGAAAGAATTGCCCGGATTGTCGTGGAACTCCATGTCGCCTTGCCCGCCGGGGAAGGTATGCCTTCTTCAGTCAAAATTTTGGCAATCGTGTGAGGTGTTGCACCTTCGATGAACATACTGTAAATCCGACGAACTAAAACGGCTTCTTCTTCGTTAAGTTTCAGAACGCCGTTTTCGCCTTTGTCGTAGCCAAGGAAACGGCTGTATGGTACGCAGACTTTTCCATCAGCAAACCGCTTTCTCTGCCCCCATGTGCAGTTTTCGGAAATGGAACGACTTTCCTCCTGTGCCAGTGAACTCATGATAGTTATGAGCAACTCACCCTTGCCGTCGAATGTCCATATACTTTCTTTTTCAAAATAACATTCGACGCCTTTTTCCTTCAACTGGCGAATAGTGGTAAGACTGTCAACCGTGTTCCGAGCGAAGCGGCTGACGCTTTTCGTAATAATGAGGTCAATCTTTCCCGCCAAGGCATCGGCGACCATCTGCTTGAACCCTTCACGTTTGGCGGTGGATGTAGCCGAGATACCCTCGTCCGTGTAACAGAACACAAACTCCCAGTCTCTTCCTGTGCAAACGATGCGAGGATGGAAAGCATCAGTTCGCCATCACCGCTCATGGAATTAATCCCCTCACGCTCGAAGCGTACTTCCACATTTATTTCTCTTAACCTGCGTACCGTTTCCAAAAGGTCAACAGTATTTCGGGCAAAACGGCTTATGGACTTTGTAAGGATTACATCAACCTTTCCATTTTCGCAGTCGGCAATTAATCGCCCGAATTCGTCACGGCTGTCGTTCGTCCCGCTTTGTCCCAAGTCTGCGTAAACCCCGGCGTATTCCCATTCCCTGTTGTTTTGGATAAACGCGCTGTAATGGCTGACTTGCGCTGACAAGGAATGGAGCGGCCTGTCTCCAATTGTTACCGACACGCGGGCATACGCAGCCACCCGTTTCCGCTTCGGCATATTTGGAATATTTTGCTCGATTTTCTTGATTTTCCGCATGAAACCCCTCCTTCCTACCTTTCTATCTATCACTCTGAAAGGCAGTAAAGTCAAGGTTTTTCGGCGTTTTATCCGAATATAAACCACCCAATAATGGACGGTATTTTTCGAGCATGATTGTGTCAATTACACGAAATTCATCCTCGGTGATAAGCCCCCGCCCAAGCATTACCCGTGCGGTTACAATCACCGATTGATAGCGTTGTTCGCTTTCAAATTGTTCATCGGTCACGGCTGTTCACCCGCCTTTGCGGTATCGCCGAAACGGGTACTTATGTAGCAAGCGTGTGAACAATATTTCCGGTTTTTATTTCCGTAGACGGTAAATTCCTTTTTACAAAAAAGACAAACAAACGAATAAACCGCTTTACGCGTTATATGTTCAGGGTTAGCTTTCCACCAAGCCATGCGGCAGTTGAATGTACAAAACAGTCGTTGTTTACGACCGAGGGTTTGAATTAACTCATTTCCGCACTGTTTGCATATTAATGGGTTTTGCGTGTCATCCGTGGTGATTGAATCTTTGCCGAGGTTATTTCTGCGGCAAAACGACTTCACTGTGTTTTCGGATATATTGAGCGCGGCGGCAATCCGTGCGTAGCTTTCGCCTTTGCCGCGAAGTAGGATGATTTTATCTTTTTGTGGCGTAGTCATATGAACAGCACCTCCTACCTTTACGTCAGATCGGAGGCAAAAAATTAAACGCCGAATAAAAAAATACCGCTGTGCTAATTTAACACTGCGGCATCTAAACGCTTCGTCATACGATTACTCATTGTTGAGTTCCAACCAAATTCTGTGGAGCTTTTCGGCTTTTCCATAATTTCTTTTGGATTGACTATGTTTGGACTCAGCTTCACGGACTTCACTCTTTGCCTTCCGCGCCGCCTTTCGTGCTTCCACTCCGGCTTTTCCCTTGCCAAAGGTTTCAGCTTTTTGGCGCAACATTTCAGCAAGGTGGGAGGATTGCGCTACCCACCGCCACAACCGCCGCGCCTTCAATAACCGGCAGCGTTGTTTGACGGGTTTATAAACCAAGCCAATACGCCGTCCACCTTTGCAATATACCCCTTTGTCGTTTGGAAAAACTCCACCACTTTTGCCATAAAGCAGTCCCCCTTGGTTTGTTTTCGGGGTTTCCCCCGCCGTTCTGTAACCAGTATGCCGCAGGTGAAAAGCTATAGCCAGTGGAGTGTAATGGAGAAAACCCGCTAAATAAGCGGCTTTACGGTAAAGGGGCTTCCTTCGGAAACCCCTTCGTGTGCGGCCATGTTTGGCCGTGTTGCGTTTGTTTTTCGGATGCGACCCAAAACCCCTATGCCGCAACGAAGCCCCTGTTAGGAAATCAATTACAACATTTCCAAATTACTGGCTTTCGTCGCTTTCAATTTTGCGTGTTGTCACAGTTTCGGAAATAACCCAATCAATGGCATAATCTCGGTCGCAACCGTCTATGCGTTCGCAGCTTACAACCATACTTCCGCGAAGGTCATCTACCAAAATTATCTGTGCGCTACCGCAATACGGGCATTCAACATTGAAACCAATTTTCATTAAATTCACATCCTTCCATCGGCGGTTTCCCCACCGTTTTATAACCACTATGCCGCAGATTCATCGCAATATCCAATGGAGTGTTATGGGTTAGCACCCGTGTATCGTTTTTCAATCGGGCATCTTACCCGTAAGGATTATATGTGCATATGCTTTTCGGTTGGTTTCGATGAAGTCCACCAATTCATAAAAACCCATATCAAACGCAATCCTTTGGACTGTAATGGCATCAAACATATTTGTTAGCCCTGTATCCTTAATTTTTCTGATACCCGATATAATCGTTTCGTCTAATGGTATATCATCCGCATCCACCGAGTCCTCGGTGGCTTTCCGTAAAATTTCCGTATCAAACCCGGCGGCTTTGTAACCATCCAAAATGGTGGTGTAATATCCCGCACCCGGTTGGTTAAGCGGTCGGCATTCCCCGCCGCGTCCTTCCGTGTTCATGATGTAAACCATTGCCGTCCTGCGTTTTCCCTCAAGCATTATTTTGACCTTTTCCTTGCGGTAGAGGAATGGGTATCCCTCATAGCGGTCGAGTGCCTCTTCGTCGGCGGGCTGAATTTCCCACACCAACACGGGTACGCTCCCGCCTTTATACGGCTCCACCGTGGCCACCGCACCCCCTCGACCGCCTCGGAAAAGCAATCGCCGTCCGTTTAACACACTCGCCCCCACCACCTTGGCGGTGGGGCATCGGTGTGTCATTTGTCCGATATGGAGATTCGAGCCATAAGCGACATATAAGTTTGTTTTGTTAGCCATTTCCGTTGTCCTCCTCTTTTTTCTTTTTAGATGGGTGGGGCAGTTTAGGCTGCCCGAAATCGCCATGCGGCGCTACCCCCTAAATGCGCCGTTAAATGTTCGCGGCAATTCTTAAATTCTTCGCCGATGAAGCCGATGCGGTTTAGGTAGGTTCGCATCGCAAACCGCTCGTTGTCTGTTTGCGGTTTCCGAGCCGATGCGCTTTTTTGGTTGAGCGCTTGGTGGTTGAGGGCAAGGGCGAGGATAATGTAGCTTTGTACCTTGCCGGCGTGTAGATGGCCTTTTTCGTCAGCCGCATTGAAACCGCGAAGTTCAATGGTGTGGTGTCCCGTGAAAAATGAATGCAGGTTCAAAAAATGGTATCTTGACTTATGGTATCGGTTGGATATGGTTTCGCTGTAACCTTCGTACCAAATTTTCTCAATGGCTGACATGGTTTTGGGTTTGCGGCGGTTCAGCTTTTCCACCAAGTATGTGTCCATCTTCTGGCAGTAGGTCATCCGTTCCGCAGGTATTTGGAGCGCTTTGTAAAAGAGGTCATTTTTGCTTGCGATGATGTTTACAAAGTTCCGAATGCTCCGTGGCGTGTGGCCTTCGTTATCGAGGTGGATGTGGATGCCGCAAGTGTTGTTGGCGAAGGCACCGGCTTTCCGAAGCCGCCGTACCAGTTCCTGTACCGTGGTGATGTCTTCGTGGTAGGTAAGGATTGGGCTGACCAGTTCCACGCTGTAGGTTCTGTCAGCGGAAACCCTGTTGCCGCCTTGCCGTTTTTGGCAATTGATTGAGCCGTCGCTCATGAATTTCCAAACCCTGCCGTCCGGCGCGGTTATCCGTTTTGTGTTGTAGTAGTCCCCGGCGTTGGAAACCGTGCCGCCAAGGTACTCTGCCGCTACCTGTGCGGCTTTTTCCCTCGTGATGCCCGTCATTTCAATCTCTATCCCAAATTTGTGATTGAACATTTTTCGTCCCCCTCAGTGGTTTTTCAAGGTTTCGTGCGCCCTTGCAAGACCATGTTGCCATACACCAAGCCGCTTATCCACTGGAGTGTAGCGGGTTGTTTGCACTATGATGGAGAGGGAAAAACGCTGTAAATTCGGCATGAAGAAGCCGCCACTGCCGTGGGTTACACGGCGATTGTGGCGGCTTCGTTTAAGGCTTCGGCTTCCGTTGCGGTATCGTCCGAGCATTCATCCACCGGGGCTTCCTCGGCGGCCTGTGGCGAAGGAGCGGTCTCCTCGACCGCTCGTTTCCCGTTGCCTGTTTTCCAAGAGCCGTTGCCTTCCATCTTGAAAAGTAGAATTTTGCGCGAAAGCTGATACTCTTTGCCAATCATGCCAATCGAAAGCAGGAAGCACCGCAGGGCATATTTCGGTGAACCTTCGATGGGTTTTTCCTTCGCGGTTACCCGTTTCTTCTCAGCCGCCGCTTGGCAGAGTAAGCTGATGAGCTTGGTGTAGGCTTCCACTTCCGCGCCGTCCGTCAAAATTCCGTCTGCCGAAAACCAAGGGAATTGTATGGCGTCCTCGGTCACATGGATGGGAAGCTCATACCCACATTGATGTTGGTACAAATTCATGTTCTACCAATGGCAGCCCTTTGAGGTCGGCGGTAGAATTAAAATATAGTATGTTCGCATTTTCGTTAAGAGTGAATTGGAACGAGTTTTCCAAACGCTCCATGTGGAATTCTGCGCCTTCGCACCATTCCTTCCAACCGTGGACGGCATCTTTCGGGGAACCCCATAGACCGCCTTCGGGCTTTGCCATCATCGGATGGTTTTTTACAGGCTTGAATTTTTCGGGGTCGTACTCTGTTGCACCATAATGGATGTAAATCACAGGCATCACCAAACCTTTTAACCATTGCTGAACAATTTAACCTTTTCCCATACTATTTAACTTTAATCAAACCATTTAACCTTTGCCTTTATTCATCGGTAATGGGGTGTGCAATATTTACCGAAAATAAAAAATAGAAGCAGTAGGGATTGCAGAGCATCCGAAGCCGTTAAGAAAAAACAAGGCTTTTGGAATTGGGAAAAATCCCCAAAAGCCTTGAAATTACCATTGTTTTCCAACAGTCAGCGAGTAAATGCTTGAAACGTGATTGTATCAAAGTCGAGGTAATTATTTCAATGATTTTTTCATTGCTTGTTAAAATATCGTTCGCCGCAAGGGATAATTTTCTTTGACGTATATATGCGCCGACTGTAGTATTTGTCAAAAACGAAAATAATCGTTGAAACTCCCACAAGGAATATCCGGCATGTTTCGCCGCTTTATCCAAATCGATTTCATCACACATTCTGTTTTCCAAATAATCAATGATTCGGTTTATCTTGCTATGCCAATCCAAAACATCACCTCCTGGAAAGTATTATAAATAAACGAGTTTTAATTTTCAGCGCTGTTTGTGTATTTTTCTGCATAGCGGAGATTTTGAACTTAATTCGCATTAATGCCTTGCTTTCTTTTTTTTCTAAGTATTCTACTGATGCCAATAAAACTCACTGTATTCAATGCAAATGGGATAACACAAATAAAACTCAATACAGATAATAGTATCCACATCGTCACAATCAAGTTCCCTGCATCGGGTCTTGAGAATAATACCCGTGCTAATGTATGAAATATAATGAAAGGCAAGCCCCAAAATAAAACAGATTTCAACATGTTGCACTTTACTTCTTCCAGAGCTTCAACTTCGGATTCCAAGTCGCTGAAAATTGGCGTTGCCCCTTCGATGGCACGAAAAATTTGGAATCCGTCGCAGGCAACAATTGGCAGCCATCCGCTTTCTTCGTAAAGCGAAAGCATATCTTTTGTAATGTTTGATTCCATGTTAGAAGCGTAATCATAATCGGCAGGTTCACCTTTATCAAAACGATACCACAAAAGCGTGACACCGCTCATGTGCCACCCCTTCTTGCTCATTTTCTTGAAAAGTGCCATGTCCTTTTCCGGCGATATTGCAATCCCGTCCCCCATAATATACTTGCGATTTTTAGCCATTGTTTGACCCTCCCATGAGTTTTTGTGCGAAACCAACGATTTTTTTTCGTCGTTCAAAATTTTCATTTAGGATTTTTTGTCCGTCATCTGTAATTTTGTACAAGATTTTAGAATCTTCTTCGCCTGTTTCATAAATCCATCCTGTTTGACTTAGCTTTTTTAATGTTGTGTACATAGTCGCAGGCCCTATATCTATACTATTCTCTGTTATTTCTTGTACTATTTTCATTATTCCATATCCATGTAACGGCGTTGTCGTTGCCAGTAGTATAAAAAAAATGCTGTCGGTCAATTCGCCTGTTTCATATGGGCTTAGTTTTGCCATGACGTTCTCCTTAGTTATATCCATGATGGATATAATATATCAATCATGGATATGGTTGTCAATGGCAAAGTAAAAGGAGTTTGGTTGGTATTCATTTTGAATACCAACCAAACTCCTTTTACTTTGAATCACTATAAGATAAACATAGAAAAGAACGGCTCCAACTGATAGCCTAATTATATACCTTGTCCCGCTTTAATTCAATGTAAAAAGGCGGTAAACACGCCGCTTCTTATTTTTTGTATTCCATAATCTCCCCCGGTTTCGGCTGGCTTGCCAGCTTTGCGCCGTATAACTTTAAATCATCTTTGTAACCCTCGTAGGTGTCGATTCTCGTTATATTGTAAAAAATATCCTTATAACTTACAAAACAATTCGCCGGGTTCAAATCATCCCGCCAATTCACAGCAAAAAGCGTTTCCTCTTTCGTTTGCAAGGCCGCTGAAGCGTAAAACTGGCTTGCCGATAACTGCCGCATATATGCCCACAGCCGCCCCTCATGTATCGGCTTGTATACCGTTGTCGCAAATCCCGCGCTATCTTTGCCCGATTCTTTTTTGTACAAAATGACTTTTTTATCTTTCAAATATCGCATAATACTACAATGCCCCCTTAAACTCGTTAAATTTATCAATAAGCACAACATAAGCGTCTAAAAGGGAGGCCGTACCGTCTATGCGCTGTTTTGCCGATTGGCTTTTGATAGGCATAATATTTCCGTTCCTGTCGGTCTGTATGCCCGTATTCGTTAAACACCATTTCAAAATCGGATTATTATTATAATTGATAAGTTTCGCCTGTAAATCCGCGCCCAGCCTTTGCATAGGCAATGATAAAGTCTTTGCCCCCTGTATGACGCGCTCCATGCGGAAGCCGTGGGATTGCATTTCCTCAACCCAATATTTGGCACTATAACTGTCATACCCCACCCATGCGGGCGTTATAGCATGGTTATATACCATCTCCAAAAACCATGCCGTTATATCGGCATAACTGATAGAATTACCATTACACAATCTCAAAAGCCCTCTGTCCAGCCATTTGTCATAGGGGATTTTATCACGTTGTACACGCTCAAATAAATTCTCTTTCGGTAGCCAGTACATTTGATGAATGTATATATTTTCGCTTTCCTTTTCCATCATTAACAACGTGGCGCAAGTTAAATCCGTTGTAATAGATAAATCCGCGCCGCCTATGGCATAACAGCCCCGGAATTGCTCTAAATCAAAAACAGCCTCATTGTTTATATCCTCAAAACTTAACCATGTATCGCCTGTAGTTTCCCGGATATTAAAATCTTTGCACAAAATCCCGCGCAAGTCTTTAGGTGAATTTTTTGCCCGTTCCACTTTGCTTTCAAGGTCTGAACGCTTTTTGATAGATTCCAGCCCCGGATTAGCCTTTTGCCACTTTCCCGGCTCTGTCCATTCCTCCCTATCGTCCAATTCATAAACAATCGGCAAAAATGTATCATCAATAAAAGTCCCGTCAACAATCGAACACGCATAATTATATATATCGTCAAATATACATTCCCGCACGGTTCCGGCTGTCGTTATCATAATCAATAACGGTTCCCGCCGCGCCGCCTGTGATTGTTTCATAACCTCATACAAATTTCTATCTTTTACCCCGTGCAATTCATCCATAATAACACAATGGGCGTTTAACCCGTCTAATGTATCGCTGTTTTTTCCTAACGCTTGAAATTTTGACATAGCGGCGGGGAAATATAAATCTGTTTTGCGCTTTTTAATATGACGGTTTAATTCCGGGGATTGCTTTACCATGTTAAATGTTTCGTCAAATATAATTTTCGCTTGGTCTTTTTTGGTAGCGGTAGAATAAACCTCTGCCCCGGCTTCCCCATCCGCAATCAGCATATACAGCGCAATCCCGGCCAGCATGGTTGACTTGCCGTTTTTGCGCCCTACCATGAAAAACGCTTCCCTATATTTGCGTAGCCCGGTATCTTTATCTATAAAACCAAAAAGCGCGGAAATGAACGCCTTTTGAAACAGTTCCAGCTTAACAGGCCGCCCCGCCCATTCACCTTTTGAATGTTTGCAAAACTTTTCTATAAACATAATCGGCTTGTTTGCCTTTTTCTCTGAAAATACAAAATCGCCGCTAATGTCTATACTTTCAGCGGCTAACTTATCATATATCTTTTTTATCCTAACAGGGACGGCGGCGGGATTTTCATTGATATATCCACAGTATTCTTGTATATAGTTCATGCCCCTCCCTCATTCCTGTTTTAAAAATTCAAATAGTTCGCTTCCCTCGTATGCGTCCGATTGCGGCAATAAATCCGCAAATTGTTTCCATAATAAGCTGTACCGTTGGACGGTTGTATTGTATGTTTTCATGGCCGGGGATTCCCTCAAAAACTCCTGTTTGCCCTGTTTGAAAAGGTCAATTTCCCCTTTTTCTCTTATGGTATCCTTTAGGTTTTCAAGTGTGCCGCTCATAAAAACCAGTTCTTTCAATAGCTGTTCGGCTATCGGTTTTTTATCATCCGATACTTGATGGATTAAATCATTAAGTTTTTGAATATCGCCGGATTCCATAAGCAAATACCCCCAAAACATTGCAAATTATAGTAAAAAAGCATACAATTAGACATGGAAAAGCACCCCTCCCCTTATCCCAAAACATGGGAGAGGTTTCTAACGCCCCCTGCCCGATGTCGGGGATGGTACAGCAAGGAAGCCATACCGGGGGGATG